GATAGAATTTATAGTCCTGATATAATTATTGTACACTCTACTGTGCCTATAGGGACTACTAGAAAATTAGGTTATAAAGCAGTACATTCTCCAGTGAGAGGAGTTCATCCTAATTTAGAAGAAGGTATAAGAACATTTGTTAAATATATAGGGGCAACAGATACAGAAACTGGCTATGAAGTAACACAATTATTTGAAGAATATGACTTAACACCTAGCAGTATTTGTGACCCAGAAGATACAGAAGCTGGTAAACTTTTATCTACTACTTACTATGGTTGGAATATTCTATTTGAAAAGCTAGTACATAAGTTCTGTAAAGATAATAGTCTAGACTTTGATATAGTATATACAGACTTTAATAACACCTATAATGATGGTTATAAAGAACTAGCTATGGATTATGTAGTAAGACCAGTATTAAAACACATAGAGGGAGAAATAGGTGGTCATTGTGTAATCCCTAACTGTAAGATATTAGATTTTGACCCAGCAAAAATAATAGCAACATACAATGAAGAAATTAAAAAGAGTAAAAGTTAGCTGGCAGGATATTACATCTGATTTTAGCTGGCAAGAGGATATACAAGAAGTAATAAAGGATTTTAAAAAAGATATATGTGAATCATTTGGCTATGTTATATATGAAGATAAAGATATATTAGTTATTGCTCCTGATATTATATGGAGAGATAAAGAAATAGATAGATTTAGTTATCAAATAATACCAAAGAAACCAATTAAAGAGATTGTAGTTCTACCCCCCAACTAGGGGAAAAACTTTTTTCACCCCCTTTCCAACTTAGCCAAATTTGTTGGATTGGGAGGTAAAACTATAAACATATGTGGATAGCAATAATAATTTTAATAGTATTAATAGCCAGTAGTGGAAAAGAAATATGAAAGTAGATGGTTTACAGGCTTATAAACAGCCTAATTCTGATGCTTATTATAGAAACTATGATAAAATATTTGGAAATAAAAAGAATAAAAAAGGAAATACTGATAGCTCTAGACGAAGCAAAAAGAAATAGAGACTATTATATAATTGACCAATTAAAGAATAGACTAAGAAAGTTAAAGAGAGTTAGGTTAGAATATTGAAAACCTAAAAAAACCTAAAGTATTATGGCAGGAGATATATCAAGAAAAAATGGAGAACTTGGTGGCAGACCCAAAGGAGAAAGTCCTGTTACTAAGTTAAAGAAGAAACTTAAACAGCATTTTAGAGATGATGAAATTGATGATTTAATAGCTAGTGCTAAAGTTAAAGCTGAAACATCTGATAAAATGTTAATGTTTTTATTAGAGCATATATTTGGTAAAGCTAGACAGAATATAGGTTTAGATGGTGGAGAAGATAATGAGCCTATTAAAATGGATATGACAGTTGATGAAGCAATAAATAAAATATATGGCAGTAAAGGAAGCGACAGCAAATAACTTAGTTCATACTGCTTATTTTAGTGGAGTACCTAAAGACCAATTAAAGAACTTTTTATTAAGAGGATATAGTCCATTACCTTGGCAGATGAAGTTTCACGCTGAGGCAAGGAGAGCTGATCAGGAAGGATATGCTACTGATGTAGGTTGTGGTGGAGCTAGAGGCCCTGGTAAGAGCCACGCAGTATTTGCTCAAGTTACATTAGATGATTGTCAGAGAATACCAGGATTAAAAGCATTGTTCCTTAGACAAACAGGCAGAGCTGCTAAAGAATCATTTGAAGACTTAATTGATAGAGTGTTATCTGGTAAGATAAACTATAAGTACAGAGGACAGCCAGGACAAGTATCGTTTGAAAATGGCTCTAAGGTTATTCTAGGAGGATTTAAAGACGAAAGAGATATAGACCAGTACATTGGAATTGAATATGATATTATAGCTATAGAAGAGTTAAACCAGCTTACAGATAACAAGGTAGAAAAGCTAAAAGGTTCTTTAAGAACAAGTAAAAAGAATTGGCGACCTAGAACTTACAACTCATTTAACCCTGGTGGTATAGGTCATTTGTATGTTAAAGAGAAGTTTGTAGACCCTTATTATCAGCACAAACAGACTAAGACAGTATTTATACCTAGTACTTATTTGGACAATCCTTATCTTAATGTAGAATATACTGATTATTTAGAGAATTTAAGTGGTAATCTAGGTAAGGCTTGGAGAGAGGGTAACTTTGATATATTTGATGGACAGTTCTTTGGAGAGTGGAATGTAATAAAGCACGTTATAAATCCTTTTGCTGTACCTAAACATTGGAACAGATACAGAGCTTATGACCACGGTAGAAATGCCCCAGCTTGTTGTAAGTGGTATGCAGTAGATGAATATGGACAAGTGTTTGTTTATAGGGAATTGTATAAAGCTGGAATGAATGTAGATGAGTTGGCTAAGGAGATTGTAAGATTATCAGAAGGCGAAGAGTATGTCTTTTCAGTAGCTGACCCTAGTATATTTGCTCAACACGGATTTGTAGATAGTTTTGGTGGACAAACAATAGCTGAATCATTTGCTAGACAAGGTGTTATATGGACACCAGCAAGTAATCGTAGAGTAGATGGTTGGTCTATTATGCATCAGTATTTAGACTGTAAGAGTGGCGACCCTAAGATGAGATACTTTAATACTTGCCACGATAGTATTAGAACAATACCAGGACAAATACACGATGATAAGAAACCAGAAGATTTAGATACTAAGGGTGAAGACCACGCAGTAGATACAGACAGATATTTCTTATTAGCACTACACGAATCATCAGCACCTAGACTAAAGACTGAAACTGAATTAAAATTAGATAAGATGAAGGAGTCTAGTGGACTATCCCCAGAAGCATTAAATGAATTTTATTATAAAAAATAGTATGGAAGAACAATACAAAGGAGGGTTTAAAGAAAGCCTACTTAACAAGCGAGAGTTAGAAGACTTTAAACACGCTCAAAAAAGAATAGAACAGCTTAAAGATAATCGTAAAGACCATTATGGTGTTGATTTAGATGACCTATGGGCTGAAGCTGATAGAGATTATGCTCCTCATAGGCTTAATTCTACAGGTAAACGATATGTTGTTACTGATGAAGATAAAGGTTGGAGAGGTGCTTTAGTTAGATTAGGTAGTAGTGATTGGCAGTCAGATATTGCTCAGTCTAATCCGTTTGTTAAAATACAAACAGCTTTATCTATTTTAGTAGACCAGAACCCTAGTGGTGTATTTACTCCAGTATTAAAGAAATTCCAAGCTACTACTGAACTTATACATCAGTTGTATAAGCGTAGTTGGGAAGTAGCTAGAAGTAAATCACAGCTTAAACTATTTATATTTAACCTAACTAAGTATGGTTGGGCTATTGGTCGTACATTTCCTTTGAAATTAGTAAGAACAGTTAAAGTATTAAAGGTTCTTAATCCTGATGACCCATCAAAGAACGAGTACGAAGAAAAGAAAGTTGTAGACTATGATGATGTTATGAGAGAGAATCTAGACCCTCGTAATACTTGGATAGATGATATGACCAGACCAAATGATTATGATTCAATGAACGACTGGTGTTATCGTAAGGTCTATACAATGGAACAAGCCAAGAAAGAGTTTGGTAAGTATAAGTTTTGGAAGTATGTTAAGCCTGGTGGAACTTTAGACGAAACCTTAACTGATAACGCTAAAAAGAGTGATAAGGATACAGTTAGAGATGACTTAGTAGAGGCTTACTTCTACGAGAACCTAGCTAGAGATTTATTCTATGTAGAATTTAATGGAGTACCTCTTGTTATAGAACCACTACCAGTATCAAACTATAATGGCTCTAAGAAACTATCTTGTTGGCATACTTATTGGAATATTAGACACGCTGAATCTCCATACGGTATAGGGGTATATGAAGCTATTAGATACCAGAACTCAATGTTGGATAGAATTACTAATATGACTATTGACCAGTTGACCTTGAGTATTTATAAGATGTTCTTTTATCAAGGAACTGATAAGCTAACTGAAACAGGAGACTTTAGAATCTCCCCAGGGGTAGGCAAACAAGTATTAGATCCTAAAAGTATTAATTGGTTGGAAACACCTGGTCCAGGTAGAGATGCTTGGGAAGGATTACAGTATTTCCAAGATAAGATAGATGAGTATTCAGGAATAGGCGACCCTCTATTAGGGGCTGTAACAGGTAAAACAGCCTTTGAGATAGCTCAAGCTAAGGAAGCTGCCTTAAAGCGTCTTAAAGACCCTTTAAACAATATTCTAGAAGCTCTTAACACTGAGGCTTATATTACTATTTCCCTTATGCAGTTAATGTATTCTATACCTGAAACTCACGTTATATCTGACCCTGACTTAATGCAGAGATATTTAGAAGAAGTACAGGCAGACCCAGAGCTATATGAAAGAAATGAAAATGATGAATTTGTAGCTAAGATATACAGACAGTTTCCACTTAACCTAGATGAAGACGAAAACAAGAACTTAATAGAAACTGATGAAACTAAATTCTTTAGAATTAAACCTAAATATCTAAACTGGGAGGGTATAGTAAATATCAAGAGTCAATCAATACTTTCACCTTCTAAACAGATTGATAAGGCAATGGATATTGAAATGTATAACCTATTAACTCCTTGGGTTTCTATACCTAATGGACAACAGTTATTTGGTAAAATGGCTAAATCACTTATTAAGCATTACGATAAAGACCCTAAGGAAATATTACCTGATAGCTGGATAAACGAACAACCACAGCAACCACAGCAGTTACCTCAGCCTCAAGGACAACCACAGGGACAACAAGGAGGAGGATTATTTACTAAAGCTAATACAAACATAGGAACTCAGACAGGGCAGAATCCTCAAGCTGGTGGAGGTTTATTTCAAAAGATAGGACAAATGGCATCTAAATTAAATCCATTTAGAAATCAATGATAAGTCAAGCAGAAAGAAAACAATTAAAATCACTTATACAGTCTGGAGCTTGGACTGCAGTTGATAATTTTGCCAATGATTATATTAATTCAATACGCCAACGATCTGTGGTTAGAGATACTGAGTGGAATACACTTAAAGAATCTTTAACCAATGAAGGACAGGTTAGAGGTATCACAAGTTTTATTAATTCGTTAATAGAGGAAGCAAATAGAAATGACTAAATTAGAAACCTATATCCAATTTGCCAAGTTAGTCTTTGGCTTATATGGACTAATAGTATTAACTTACATAGCAATACGCATATGATTAAACCCTTACAAGACTATGTTGTCTTAGAAGAAATTAAAAAGGAAAGTAAACTAATTATTGTTGATGGAGTAGATTTTGAACCTACTCACAGAGCTACAGTAATTGAGATGGGAGAGAATAGTAAACTTCCAATTAAATCAGGCGATACTGTTTTGATTAAAGAGTATGGCTTTGAAAAGTTAAAGTTAGAAGATAAGAAGGAAATTCTTATCGGTAAAGAAGAAAACATTTACGCAATAATCAAATGATTACCTATCACGAGAAATTTAGAATGCCAGACCTTAATAAACAAAATGATTGGTTTTTAGAGGTTAATTGGAATCCTAAAGATAAAAAGATAAATGACTGTAAAATTGTAAGAGTTACTTTCCCTGACGGTAAAGAGGCTTTGATAGAACGAGAGAAATTACACGCTGTATTGTTTGCTATTGGTAGAGCAGATGAACAACGTGAATTAGTTCCTCAAACTCAAACCAGAGTAATGAAGTTTAAAAAGTTGTTAAAGGTTAAGGCTTTTAAGAATATGGAAAAAGGTGAAGAGTTAATATTTCCTTATGAATTTGAAGTGCCAATAGCTCAAATAGAAACTATTGGTAAAGCACCTAAGCAACACGTTATAGGTTCTAATGAAAAGTTGATTAAATAATTTGCCAAGCGTCTAAAAATTAGTTAAAATTAAGTATATGCCAAAAGAAACAACAAATGCTCTATTAAAAGAGCTGATAGGAGAAATTAAATCCCTTAAAGAAGAATTAAAACCTAAGGAAGGTCCAAGGGTTGAACCAGTCAAAGAGGAAACTAAACCCGAAGAAGGTGGACCAACTATACCTGCTTCTGCTCCAGTTCCTACTGAATACAGAGAAGTAGTTAAAACAGTTTTAAATGACCAATTTGGTGTTAAAGTTATACCTTTAGCAGATAGACCAGCTTTTCAGTTGGAAATTACTGTACCTCAGAAGTATAGCAACGCTACCAAAGAATATATTGAAACTTATGGTGGAGATTTAAGGTCAAGAGTAGTAGATTATGCTCAAGGTTCTAATGGAGTAAGAGATTGGTGTGAAACAGTTTATAAAAACTTAGGAGCTGAAATACAAGCGTTAATAGTATCAGATAGAAATAAATAATATGTCAGAAGAAATGAAACCAGTAGTCTATATTCCCTATGATAGACTAACAGCTGGAAAAGATTGGGAGATAGGACAAACTTACAGAATTAAATTGATAGTTAAACAAAAAACCAAAGACGAAGATGGTGCTATGTTTGAAATTATAGATGCTTCATCTTTAGAAATGCCTGGTCGTAAAGAAAGAGCTGAAATACATTCAGACAGTGGTACATATAAAGGAGCTTAAGCTCTAACCGAAGCCTCTTAGGAGGTTTTGGCCAGTGCTTAACTGGATTTAATTAGCATATCTCGGCCCTTCATCCGAGTAAAAACAGGAAGTAAAAAAGTATGTCAAAAAACATAGTGGGAGCAATCCCAGAGTTCACCGATGGTGGACAAGAGGAGGTTAAAGAACCTATTAAGGTGGAGACGGAAACTCCAAGCAGTCCTCCTGCAGAAATTAAACCTGTTGAGGAAGTTCAAGAACCAGAACGAAAATTTGAACAAGTCAGCGAAGATGCTTTAAAGGATGAGAAAGATGATGGCGTTGTTGAAGTTCCAGAGGAACGATATGTTCCTAAGGAGCAATTTGACAAAGCTACGCAGGGCCTACGTGATGAAATTGTTTATTTAAAAGGGAAACTTCGTGAAGTTACTGGTACTGAAAAACGTACCATTGAGAAACAGATTGAAGTTAAAGAAGAACAAGTCAATGAGCTAGAGGACTTAAATCCAACAGACATTGAAATTGTTGAAAAAATCCTTAAAAGTAAAGGTTATATCACTCAAGCAGAGTCTAAAAAAATGTCTTATGAGAGTACAAAAAATGACATTTTAAATACTTGGCTTGAAAATCACCCTGAGTATAAACCAGAGAACGATGTAGATGATTCCAAATGGAATGCTCTACAACGTGAGGTAAGTTTATATAAACAACCTGAAGACCCACGAGATATTAAAGATAGACTTGACAGGGCTCATCGGGAAATCTCAAAATTTAAAGGCGATCCAACACTATCTGTTAAAAAACAGCAACTTAAAATTGCTGGTGTAGGAGCAGGTGGAGTGCAACGGTCTTCTTCTAGACCTTCAAAACTTACAGAAGCTCAAAAGGCTATCTATAGGCAAGGAGGTTGGTCGGAAGAGGAAATCTCTCAAATGGATAAATAAGTTACCTAACAAATTTATGAGTTTTAGATTAGTTCAAAGTGGTGGAGCTGTTACAGACCCCACAGTAATTAATGTTACAGGCTCAGGTACTATTAATAACAACAACCCAGTTGACTGGAACAGAGATGCTGATTATTTAGTTTCTCCAACTACATCAAGTTCAACTTCTACAATGGTATTCGGTATTGCTAAAAGCTATGCTGAAGGCGAATCAGATACATTTGTAAAAGTTGTTCCTTTTGTACAAGGTCAATTATGGGAAGCTGATTGTGCTAATGCTGCTACCACTGGTCAAATCGGTGTTAGACAGGCATTAAGTGCTTCAGATAGAGGTGTTATTCATAATCAGGAAACTGATAATGTAAATGGTACTGGAATCTTTTTGCCATATTATATGGTAGGAAGTACGTCAGGTAGCGGTAAGTTAGTAGGAAAATTCATCTACACAGACAATGTTGTAGGTCAGAATCAAACTACTTTCATTTAATATTAACTTAAAATACTATGGCTAGTGGAGTTCCATTAACTTTAAGTGATGCCGCTGATTTAATTGACGTATCTATTCAAGATATTTGGCTAAAAGGAAGTGAATCCGAGACAAGTCTATATAAGGAGTATATGAACGTCGAATCAGGCGTTACAGATTACTACTTAAAAGACAGCTCTCTAACAGGCTTAGGTTACGCAGGTAGAATTACAGAGAATGCTGCTGTTACAGCTGCTTCTCCTGTACAAGGTTATGACAAAACATATACACAGGTTCAATTCGGTGTATTATTGGCATTTACCAAACATATGTGGTTCTTCGGTATTAAAAAAAGAAATCTTACAAAGATTACTTCCGAAGCTCGCAAGGCTTGCTCTGACTTAAGAGAACTTAGATGTGCTGATTTGCTAGACAATTCTTTCTCAACTTCTTACTTAGCTCAAGATATTAGTGGCAATTACACAGTAACAATTGCTGGTGGTAATGGTGTAGCTTTTATTTCAGCTTCTCAAACCAGAGAAGATGGTGGTTCAAACTGGAGCAATCGTGTTACAGATGGATCTACCGTCAATATGGACTTTGAGTATGATGCTTTAAAAGCTGCTCACAGAACTGCTGCATTGCAAGTTGGACCAACTGGCAAACCATTAAACATAAGTTTGGATACTTTTGTATGTTCAAGAGGTTACGCTGTTCATAATAGAGCTGAGGAAATCCTTGGTGCTATGAACAGAGGTTATATGCCTGGCTCTGCTGATTATGATAAATCAGCTGTTGCTAAGTATAGAATACACGCTAATCCTTGGATTACTTCAAATACTTCTTATTGGTGGATGTTTGATTCTTCAAAGAAGAACGACAGCTACGGATTCCAATATAAGGAATCACAACCAATTTCATTAGAAGGTCCAAATGTAGTCTTTAAGACTGGAGAAATCCAATACAAGGCTAGTTTGATGTTTGACATCGGTCACAACGATCCTCGTGGTTGGGTTGGTTCTAAGAATACCAACGCTGCTTAGTAGAGTCTAGCATAGCTCTTTTACTCAATATGCTATTTTACCCTTTTAGGGAGTGGGGTATCCGTCTGGATGCCCTTAGTCTGGGAGAACCAGAATACCCCACTATAAATAATTTATAACTAATAATATGAATTTAGGCGGATATAACTATACAAATTTCCAAAATGTAAGAGTTAAAGGTAATAACTCAGGTGGTCCTGGCTCAGTAAGGTTTCAATCTGGAAGTGCTTATGAACAAACACTAGTAGCAAATGCAGATTACACTGATGCTGACAAAACCGTTACTCTACCAGCTAAGACTGGTACAGTAGGTGTTACAGGTACTTTTTCAGTATCACTTCCATCGGCTTTAGGAAATGCTAATTTATATTCTACAGCAGTTACCGTAACTGGTATTAGAGCAGAAGATGGATTAGTGGTTTCACCGATTGGAGAAACAGGAACATATACCTATGGAACACAAGGAACAAGATATATTGTTGTTGGTGCGAAACCTAGCAATGGTTCTATTGTGTTGACTTTTCAAAATCTTGGTCAAGGAACTGGATATATCGAAGGATTAACCTTTGGTTATACAGCAGTAAGATAAAACTATGAGTGAAAACGAACAACAAGAACAGCAGGGTAGAGCTTGGTTGCATAATATGCAAATGATGAATACTGTCATATCTCAAATGAAAGAGATACCAATTCTACCCTCTGAAGAAGTCAAGGAACAAAATGCTTTGTTAAAAGTTGAGTTCCCAGAAGAAGGCGGTGTGCTAACTTATATAGAAGGCTATGATGAGCCATATAGAGGTTTCCCTTATGCTGAATTCGTAGAAAAGATTGATACAATGAAAAAGATTGTTCGTACTACACTCAGTGGCACATATCACGAGTTAAAGAGACGACCTAAAATAGCTTTAATAACTATTTTACCTGCTCTATGGTTAATACGACCAGTAATACGTATTTCTGTATATGTATTTTATAGAATGATTGAGAGATTTAAAATTAAAACAATTAGATACTCTCAACCTATACAAGAATTACACAGAATATTAAGCCTAGAACCTAAAAAAGATAGTCCTAAGTTTAGACGTCAATTAAGAGATTTAATCTGTATGACAGCTGAATTTGACAATGCTTATAGGTTTAGAATGCAAGATATTCTAGTTAATTTAGACAAGGAAGCTCTTAAACAGAATCCTATCAAAGAAATACTACGATTATTTGAAATATTACAAGGTAGAGAAAAGACTCAAGAGATTCGTGATACGTGGAAGTTAGTAAAGTTTTTTATAACTTACTATCTAAGGTTTGATAAGGAATTGTTAAGTATTTTAACAACAGCTTTATCAGGTTTAAATAAAAAAGAGTTCAAACTATCCAAAGAGGACAAGGTATTTTGTAAGCCTCGTAAGGATTATAAGTTTGGATTCTTAGATAACAACAAATAAGATGGGATACTATTTTTCAAGAGATAAAACACCAGAGTATCGTAGTGCTACGTTAGAAAGTGCAGCTACTACTTCTACTATTTGGACTCCCAGAACTGGTAATAAATGGGTTGTAGACAGTCTTACAATAGCAGCTAATTTAGGTGCTGTAATTAAATTCTATAAAGGAACAACTACATCAGGCCCTGATGCGATAGCGACTTTTGTAGTTGGTGGAAGTGATTATATATCTTTAAATGCTATTATAGATGGTTCTGCTACTACTAATTATCTTTATGCGACAACCGATACAGGTTCAACAGGTGGCCAGTACATTTTTGCTACTGGTTTTGAAGATACTTTAGATGATGTAGTAAACGAAACAGGAGTCTAATTTGACTTATAAGATGATTAAGGTGGCAGAACAAAAAAGTTCTGTGTTTCAATGTGTATGTTAAATGTAAAAATACAATTTGATAAACCAAACTCTGATATTAATGATAATCAACCAAACTCTAGTTTAGTTACTAACAACATTAATTCTAGTATAGAAGATGACAGACCTAATTCTGTAACAGCACATAGTTTTCAAGCTACTACTGTAAGCACTCCTTCAGGAATATCAGCTGGTATGCCTATAGGGTTACTACTAGCGTTGACTTATGCTGGAGACCCTGGTCCTACTATTGAAAACTTTATTGGAAAATCACCAAATGTAACAATTAAAGATTATTAAAAATGGCAGACTCAAATGTAGAAATAACAGCTGGGACTGGTACTAATATAGATACCAGAACAGAAGCAGGTGGCGATCATCGTCAGGTGATTGTTCTTGGCGACCCATCAGTAACAGATTCAGTAGCAGAGGTTAGAGCAACAGACCCTGATAGTAATTCAGAAGGAATTGTTGTCAGAGATGTTAACACTTCAGCTATTGTTTCTCGTTTAGCTAGTACCCTTACAATAAAAACAGACCCTGGTTATGAATTAGGCTCTATTAAAGGTATAAACAGTACTGTGGCGATTTATTTTGATAGAGGCGAGCCAACAGTAATAGCAAAAGCTGGTACAGGAACATTTACAGTTAAATTTGACCCTGGTTATGAACTTGGTTCAGTTAAGAGTATAAATTCTACTGTAGCAGTTTACTTTGACCAGTCTAACCCTAGTGTAAATGTTGGAACACCATCAGTAAATGATTTAAGTGGAACAGCTATTTTACCTCAGGTGTTATCTGGTTCATTTACGGGAAGTTATCCTAGTGGATATACTATAAAAGCTCCGATAGCTAGTAGAGTTATAAAAGTATATGCCTATTCATTAACAACTACAGCTCAGGCTAGTTCAGTGGTTAAATTCGGAGATGGTGGAGCTGCTGGTACTACATTTACAGAAACAGCTTTGTATGCTCCTAGTCAGGGTATATCTGGTAGTAATCAACAAGTTACCCCACCAGGGTATCTATTTGCAACAGCTAGTGGTTCAACATTAGCTATTAAGTGTGATGAAACAACATCACTTATACATTATACAGTATCTTATTTCTTAGAATCAGCATAATATGGCAATAGCATTTGACAACGCAACAAGTGGTTTTACAGTCAGTTCGGCTACTCATACAATATCATCATTTGTTACAACAGGAAGTGATATAGTTTTAACTGTTGGTGTTCTTTCTACCTCTAATGCTATATCTGGGGTTACTTTTGGTGGAAATGCTATGACACAAGTCGGCACTGAAATCACTATGGGTAATGGATATAAAACCTCTCAATGGATTTATAAAGTTGGAAGTGCTACTACTGCGAATATAGTCGCTACTGTTGGTGGTTCTGCTGGTAATGTGTTTGTAGCTGCCGCTTCTTATACAGGATGCGACCAATCTACACAACCAGATAATTCAGGACAGACATATTTTTCAATTGTTAGTACATCAGATGCTAGTTCTTTAACACCTACGGTAGATGATTGTTGGGTAGTATGTTATGCAGGAGATGAGGGAGAAGCACCAGCAGCAGGAGCAAACACAACATTACGAGTAGCTCAAGTAGTTCACGGTATTTTTGATAATAATGCTGCTATAAATCCTGCAGCAAGTACTACAATAACAACAACCACATCTTCCAGTAATAGAAGTTCCCATCATTTATTGTCTTTAACACCAATAGCTGGTGGGGGAGCAGTAGACACAATAAACTCACTTAATTTATTAGGAGTACAATAATATGGCAAAAACACTTTTAACAGACAATACAAACTTAACCAACGATAAACAATATACTTTTTTATCTCAAGATGTTGTGGCTACTGGCTCAACAATAAGAGTTCAAAGTATAATTGGTTTTGAATCACTTACCACTTCATCTGGTCAGATACTTTGTATTGGTAAAATAGGCGATGAAAAGACTGAAATAAGACGCACTTCTAATACTACAGCTTTAAGTACAACTTATAATCAAGTTACTTTAAGAGATACATTACAATTTAATCACCCACAAGATACTCCAGTATATATAATTGATTGGGATAGAGTAGAAATTCAACACGCTACTACTGTTTCAGGGTCTAAGTCTACAATAGTAACTTACCCTTATAATATTACTCCCGATCAGGAAAACACAATAATAAAAGATAGTTCTAAAACTAGTGGTTATTACTTTACTCGTTTTAATGAAACCATAGGTAATACTAGCTCTAATTGGTCAGACGCTATACCCTATGGGGGTTTTGATGCTAATTCAGTAGCCAAGATTAAAGAAAGAGCATTAAACTCTCTAGGCGAGGAAGTAGATGGAAAACTAATAACCCACGAACTTCTAGATGAATGGTTATGGGAAGCTAGACGACAATATCACGAAGCTCCTGGCAAAAGACCATTTAGACGAAAGTACAATACTGCTATAGGCAGTGTAGTAACTGGTAGTTTTAGAATTGATTTACCAACAGACGTAGAAAGACCTTATTCAGCTGAAAATGTATTTGGTGTAAGAATAGGCACGGAAGATAATATGAATTTCTACGACAAGAAAGAATATGACTTTGATTATCGCAATAAGCCTCATTCTACCTTAGATGTGCCATATACAGTCAATACTAGCACCTCTATTTGGCTCGCAAATGGGCGTGATTTTAGCGATTCTGCTGTTATATCGGTAGAAGGTACTAATATCGGATTATCACGTGTTACAGGCGAAACTGGGAGCTTCTACGTGTATTCTCACGGTGATTGGTCAGCTTCAGCTGGTTCTGATGCCTTTCAAAACATAGATGCTGGACTTCCTGACAAATTTACAGTTTGGGCTAACCCAGAAGGCAGTGCTTATATATATTTTAACAGACCATTTTCTACTACCTATGTAAATCAGAATATTTGGTGTGATTATTATAGAACTTTAGTCGGCTATAACTCAGACGGAGATATTTTAGACGAACCCGACTATGATATGTATATTTATTTCTTAAAAGCTAAAATTAAGGATAGGAAAAGTAAAGGAGAATTTGACATAACTAAAGATTCAGACTTCCAACAGTGGATACTATATAAAGATATGGCTTTAAAGAAAGAATATGCTGGAGTTGAATTAAGAATGTTCCCAGATATAGAACATTTACCATAAAATTATGCCAGGCGATAAAGAAAGATTACAACCAACAACACCTGATTATGCGTCAGTAGGAACATCTACAACGCAGATATTGCCTTTTAGATATGTTAGAGCAGGTGCTACATTCATTAACATTTCAGATAATTTTATAACACTAAGATTAGATGGTACAGCTTCAGTAGATATGTATAGTGGAATTACTCTATCTCCTGGTGGTGGTACTTGGACAATGGATGAATATACTCTAACTAATGATAAAATATATGCCAAAGCTAGTGGAGCTAGTTCTACACTTTGTATACAAGAATTTATAAACGGAGCAGAAGACTAATATGGGAGTAGTAAATACAAAATCAAATACAATGTATGTAAACTTTGACCCTAATAATCAAAGTTTTACTCCTATTTCTTCGGTTGTAGATAGTGGAAACTCTAGCACAGACCAACTTGCTAATGGCGCTAACTTTACTGGTACAGGATTTGATTGCACTGGATATTCTAATGTAGGTATCACTATTCATAGTGATAAGGATTCAGCAGCTTCAGGAATAAAGTTTCAATTCTCAATGGATAACACTAATTGGGACGATACTTATTCTTTTACTTTAGATGCTTCTGCTTCAACTACTCGTAGGTTTCAGTTTCCAGTATGTGCTAGATATTTTAGAGTTTTTTATACCAACGGAACTACTCTAACTACTGAATTTAGATGTCAAACTATAGTTCATAGGTCTAACATTTTGACTTCAATTCATAGACTAGATGATACTATTAAACAAGATAGGTCAACACAGATAGTCAAAGCTGTTACTGCGGCTAAATATAACGAACAACAATCTTATACTTCTGTTGCCGAAGGAGAGTATGATAATCTTTCTATTACTGCTTGGAGAGAATTAAGAACTAAAGACCAAAGACAACTTGATTTAGCAAATTGCAATGACTCCACTGCCTTTACTGTTTTAGGAAATGACACTACTAATCTAGCTAATACAGTTGACCACGTTTTTGGAACTGGAGCAATTACTTTTGATAAGGTCAATGGTTTAGCTAATACAGTTTATGCTGGTGTTCAAGATACTATTACATCTTTAAATGTTAGTGAGATATTTGAGTCTGGTGGATTTGTAGGATTAGGATGTAAACTTACATCTCTAGCTGATGTAGTATCTGTATTTTTAAGAATAGGAACAGATTCTAGTAATTATAATGAGTGGGAATGGGCAGTAGCAGACTTAACTGTTAGTCGTTGGATGGCACTTAGAGCGGCTACAAGCCAACCTTCTGGTTATGCTGGTAATGGTTGGAATCCAGCCGCAGTAACTTATATAGCCTTTGGTGTGGAATTTAGTGATGAAACAGATACTTTAGCAGGAATTAAATTTGATAATGTCCATTTAGTAGGTGGTAGGGTAACTGATTCTACTATTGATGCTACTCTTACCAGTTCTATAAACACTCCTAATATAAATGTTCATAGGATGGGTGGCACTCCAACTGATGTAAGTGCTGGAAATTATAGTGCTGGAACACAGAGAGTTGTTTTGGCTACTAACCAACCAGAAATTCCTGCAATAACAAGAGTTAAAAGCCTAGTAGATGGTACAGTAAGTATAAGCAATAGACCAGATATTAATCGTGTTCATAATATAGTTGATGGCACTATGTCCATAAGTAGTATAAACAGTACAGTCGCTGTGTATTTTGATCCAGCAAGTCCATCAGTTAGTGCTACTTTTGGCGGAACTATGGCTGTTTACTTTGATCAGTCAAATCCAAAAGTAAATTTAGGAACTGATGTAGTAAATGTAGACGCCACTGGACAAGGAGATGTGCCTATCACTTTAGATGGAGAGAATGTAGGAATATCTGATGGTACTTTAGATTATGTAACAAGAGTTAGAAATATAGTTGATGGTACTTTAACAACTGTAGCTAATGTTACAAATATAACTAATACAGTTGGTGTTAATATTGGGATAACAGAAGGAACTATTACTGTAAGAACAGACCCTAGCTATGAACTCGGCTCAATCAAAGGCATTAACTCTACTGTAGCTATCTATTTTGACCAGTCAGAGCCAACAGTAAAAGCTGAGCAATCAGGAACTTATGCTATATATTTTGACCAATCTAACCCAAAAGTTAATCTTGGTACAGATATAGTTAATACTACTGGTACTATTCTTATTTCTAATTCAGCTACAGGTACTTATACAGGAACAAGTGATTTAGGTAAGACTTTGGCTTCACCGATAGCTAATTCAAATATAAAAGTGTTTGCTTACTCTGTTCAAACTACAGGAGTAGTAAGTACAGTTGCTAAGTTTACTAATGGCTCTTCAACTGATTTATGGACAGCTTTAGCTACACCAGCAGCTAGTGCTTCGGAAATAAGAGGTGCTAATATGGCAGTAGAACCACCTGGATATATATTCGCTACTGGAGCTAATGTTACTTTAGCACTTCATACAGGTAATGCTACTTTAGTTCATTATTCAGTAAGTTATTTTAGAGAATCAGTATAATAATATGGCAGTTTTAACATCAACACCATTTGATTTAACAGCAGACGCAGACATAATCGCTGCACCTGGAGCAGGTAACTATCTCCATATTTTAGGTATTCAATTTCATAACAACGATATAACTACTGGAAATAACAATACTGTTCGTTTAAAAAATGGTAGTGCAGGATCTAACCTTTATGGTGGAGCAACTGGAGCAATTTATACTCCAGCTAAAGGTGGTTCGTTTGACCTTTTACCAGATTGTGATTTAGAACCTTATTGGGTACTTTCAGAAAATACTGCTTTGTATATGGATGTTTCAGCGGCATATAGAATATCAGGAGTAGTATGGCATTTAACTTCAGCTACTTCAACAATAAATGTACAACACGCTACATTTGATATTACATCATCAACAGCTGTCGTATCAGCAACAGCTAGTCAAACTATAAAGGTTGTAGGAATAGCGATGCACAATAATTCAACCACAGCCGATGATACAGTTTTAGTTTATGATGGCGACCCTGACGGAGCAGGTACAGCTTTATATGGAGGTGCTACTGGAGCTGTTCGCCTTATAAATTCAGGTGGACAGTGGGTATTACCACTTAATTATGCTAATCCTTATTTTGAATGTTCAACTAATACAGCTCTTTATTTAAAACCAACTGGTGGAATAAGAGTATCAGGAACAATATTTTATTATAAATCATAATGGCATCTACATTAAATTTTAAAACAGACCAGCCACCAGCAAAACTTACACCTGCTGGACATACAAAAATAGCTACAAGTATAAATCAAACAGCTATTAAATCTTATATTCGTTCTGGTTCTGGTTCATTAAAAAATCAAAATTTAACACCAGTTAGTACAAATATATATATTCACGCTGCTGCTCCAACCGAACCTGCTGGTGATGGTTCTATAAACACAACAGACTTCACTGGATTATCAGCTACTCTTTATTCAGCTGCTGCTGGAAATTATATTAAATCATTTACTTCTGAAACTAGTTTTTTTACTGCTGATAAAGATTTTGATAATGAAGAAGCTATTTGGACAATAACTTATGTAGCATATTATAGTGGAACACCAACAGAAGGCTATACCCCATATGTAAAATTTCAATTTTATAAAAGGGATAGTTCTAATGTAGATACATCATTATTTAGTGTTAGACCAACAATTTCTACTTTAGTTAGTGAACAATCATATTCATTTAGACCAAGAGGTTCAGTAACTACATCAGATAGATTAAGAATAAAAGTTTATGGCGGAGAACAAGCACCAAGTTAAATGTTTTAATAAAGGCAAATGTTGTCGTAATTTAGATACTGGGGATGGTGTCTATGAATTTGATAGTGTAGCTGGTGGAAAAATTCAATTAGAAGTAAAAAATAAAGTATGTCAACATTTAGATTTAAAAACAGGGTTATGTACGATATATGCTAAACGACCTGTTGTTTGTGCTGATTGGTATTGCAAACATTGTAATTGTAAATAAATGATACACAGTAGAGTAAAATTTGATACTACATCTTTTGCCTCATTATTATCATCAGATGCTGGTTATAAATATCAAATATACGGATGGGCAATGCATAATAACGGTTCTTCTTATAGTGAAATGAATACTGGTATTAATATTGTAATTGTTACAGGAAATACTAATTTATATGGAACATATAATAGTGGTGCTGGTGCTTTATCTTATGCTGGTGTATGGCAATTACCAATACAAGAAAATCCTTATTTTGAAGTTCCAGAAGGAAAAAATCTTTTAATTTCAATTCAAGGTATAAGAGTAAGTGGAACATTATGGTATGAGAAAGTATCTACTGCTGCCGCTACAACAACACCTTTAAGAATGCTAATGGGTATGGGTATCTAAATAATAATTAAAATGTATGTCAGAAATTACAAAAGAAACAATTGACGAAATAATAAAAAGGATAGATGAAAATGTATCTGAAGCTAAATGGGAGTTAAGAGAAGTAAAACTTCAGACTATTAAGACTAATGGCAATGTCAAAGATTTACAGCTTTGGAGAGCTAGAGCCAATGGAGCTATAACTGTAATATCAATTGTAATGACAACAATTCTGTTACCTTTAATTCTTTATTTCTTAAAGTTAAAATTATTTTCATAGTTCTTTACTCTCTGGGAGCTTATACTCCTAGTAAGTAGAGAAATATAACCCGTACCTTGAAAGGAGCTAGTTATGGCTTGCAAAAGAAGAAGTCGCGCGAGTGGTAATCCTACTCGGCATCACATTCTTCCCTCCTCGAGAGGTGGGAAAGAAGGCGAAAACATCGCCATCATACCTCGTAGAGAACACCAACTCTACCACGACCTTTTCAACAATATGACCCCTGACGAGATAATCTGTTATCTCGTCACCACATTCTGGAATGACCAGTGGGTATGGGTAGACATCAGCTACCGATATGGAGGTAAGTGATGCACACATCACTTTGTCTGGGCTGTAATCAGTTCAAATCCCTAACCACTTACTATGTTCTGCCGAACAACAAATACAGGTTTGACCTGTGCTTCTCCTGCAAGGAGAAACTACAAACGATTGTTGCGAACGCAGAGCTAAGAAATGGTGGTTGGAAAGAACCGAAGCAATTGGAGATACCAGCGTATTTCCACCTGCTGAAAGAGTTTCTCTTTCCCAAAAAGGAGGGGGCGTAAAAACCCCTTCCACAAAAACAAATGAAAACAGGAATAATAATACCAGATTTACATTACCCTATACACGATAAAAAGTATTTAAAGACTTTGTTTGCTTTAACTAAAGATATAAATCCTAATTACCTTATATATCTAGGAGATTGCTTTGACGCTTATGGTATTAGTCGGTTCGCAAAAAGAAATGGTTTAGATATGGAAGTTGGAGTATGGCAAACTCATCAAGAGATACTAGGCTTTAAAAAGGAAATATATGAACCTTTAAAAGCAAAGTGCAAAAAAGGCACAAAGATATACTGGACTGGTGGTAATCACGACGATCAGCGAACTAGAGATGCTATTGAAGAAATGCCAGAAAGAGCTGAATTACTTGATTTGAATAAACACTTTCCTGATGCTGAAATATGCCAGTATAATAAATCCATTAAAATAGGCAAAGTTTACTTTACGCACGGAGTATATACTAATGATGCTCACGCTAAAAAGCATACAATAGCTTTTGAGGGCAATGTAGTCTATGGACATACGCATACTGCTCAGGAGTATATTAAGACTACACACGGAAATAACGGAACACACGGAGGATTTTCAATGGGGTGCGGCTGTAACAACAATCCTGAATATATGAAAAACAGACCAAATAGTTGGGTACATATGATAGGAGTGATATACTTTCAAGATAATGGAAACTTTAACCTTTACAAGATATTTGTAAATAAAGGAAAAGCAATATTTAATAATAAAGAGTATAAGTAATATGGCAGAACAATTAAAACCAAAAAGCATAAGAAACTTAGGAATAAATGGAGTTATTAGACCTTCAGAGGTTGATGATTCTTTAATTCCAGACGGAGCTGTTACAGAAGCTAAGAATTTTGAATTTGACCAAATAGGAGCATCTACTTCTAGACCAGGTTTGACTACATTGGGAAGCTCAGTATCAGCTGGATATGGTTGTGTAGGAATGCACAATGCACTTTCTAATACAGCTGTAGCTGTGTTTTCTCAAGCTGGTTCTTCTGCTATATATGTTTTTGATAAATCAACTACTTGGGGCACAGGTTTAACTGGTGGTGCTAAAAGTGCTACTATAAGATTTGTAGATTTTGGCTCTTATTCAATAGTCGTTAACTTCTCTGGTTCAATGAGAGTATGGTCAGGTGGGGCTGAAACTTCTAGTTATTGGTTTACTTCAGGACATTCTATAAATCCTCATAACCTATGGGAGCAACCAGTCAATCCTCAATATGGTGAGGTTTACAAGTCAAGAGTTTATTTATTCGGAGATACTGCTAACGCAGGCGATCCGTCAAGACTTTATTTCTCCTCGGTTATAGACAGTCAAGGTTCAATTACTTTCAGTCCGACAGTAGATTATGTAGATATAAACCCTGGCGATGGAGAAGACGGAACAGGCTTAAAACGCTACTCATTAGAGCTTTTATGCTTTAAACCTAATTATATATATCGTTTTAGAACATCAGGAACAGACCCAGACCCTTTAATTAAAATAGGCACAAGGTCAAATGAAAGTATTGTAGAGGGTAAACGGGGTCTTTACTTTCATCACGACTCTGGATTTTATCGCTATACAGGTGGTTACCCAGAAGAAATCAGCAGTCCTATTAATGACTTTATAGAAGCTATACCTTATAGTCAGTATTCTAGTATAGTCGGTTGGAACGACAATAATCACATCTATTGGTCAGTTGGAAATCTAAGCATAGCCGAAACTAAGGAAACAACTACTTGGAAAAATGTCGTCTTACGTTATACAGAATCAAGTGATGTTTGGACAGTCTATTCATATAGTAACGATATAAGGTCAGCTATTACTTATAACAACGGAACAAGTATTAGTAGAATAGTTGGTACAGACCACGGAGTAGTAGCTACTCAAAACAGTGGAACTTCTGACTTTGGAGAGCCTATTTACTACACTCTAAGAACTAAGTGGTATGAATTTGACGGACTGACCTTTAGTAAGGTAATTAATGACTTAGTAGCCATATCAGAGAAAAGTCAAGCTATGACACTTATGTATCAGGTAGATGATGATTCTACTAGGTGGCAAACACTAGGTCAGATAACTGATTTTAGAACAGAATTTAATAACAATGATATAAGATTTAATCGTATAAGATTTAAAGTAACTGGTAGTTCAGTTTATGAATCACCAGTCTTTAGGGGTTTAGAGATTATACGAGGTATATTTGAAGGAGTAATTAAAAATGGCAGATAAAAATATATATTCTTACGGATTTGATAAAGGCTTAAAACGAGAGATTAAAGATAACTCTACGGGTGTTGTTTATGATTATTTAAGAAACCAAATTAATACTGGACAAATAATGGATAGGGGTAACTTAAACTTAGGAGAATCTAATTTAAGACTTTATGATGCAGTTGTAGATGTTAATTATTGGGGAGATTATACTGATATACAGTCAGCTTTAGATGCTGGGCATAAAAGAATTTTCTTAAGAAATGGAACATATATTATTAATAATAGTATCCGAATACTTGGTAATAATATATCTATAACTGGAGAAGATAGAAATAATACGATAATTAAAGCTAATAATAATTTAAGTAATGCAATTAATATAATAGAAATTGGCGATACAAGTTTAGCTGGTGGTGGTGCTTCAAGTAATGAAATTATTTCTAACTTAACAATAGATGGAAATTCTGATAATAATACACAAAATCATACTGGTATTTATATTTATGATAATGAAGATCATATAATTGAAAACTGTAATATAAAAAATTGTGGAAATTATGGGCTTAATATATATAGTGGAAATGATGGGTCTAGTAATATTTACATTAGAAATAATATATTTAGTAATAATGAAAATGCTATTTATACTACAGCATCATCAAGTTTTATTTTATCAAATGATTTTACTCAAACTACTACATCAAACATATCTGGTCAACTTTTTGCTTATAATATAAGCAATAATCGTTTTAGTGGTGGTACTTACCATATTAATATTACAGGTTCTGATAGAAATATTATATCAAGTAATTATTTTTATTCTACTGATGGCAATATGATTTTATTTGACTATACAACTGCTAATACAGAATGTAAATATAATATTATATCTAATAATTCATTTCAAACATTTGGAGGGGCTTCAACTGCTCAAGAAGATGTTATTGTATTTTCAGGAGCACAATATAATGAGATAAGTAATAATATTTTTTATGGTTCGTTTTTTAAGACAAATGATACTTATGCTTTTATTTTATTAAAGACTGATACATCTTATTCTATTTATAATAATATATGTGGTAATACAATATTTCAATCTCAAGCTGTAGCAAGTAAAGCTAAATATGGAATAGTAGAGTTTGACTCTAATCAAGATTATAATATAATTTCAAATAATATAGTCCAAGGTGCTGTAACGGCAAATTTTTTGATACAAGGTGCTAATACAATATCTGAAAATAATGGTAATGCATCTGAATTAGAAAAGAATAAGATAGTAAAAATGAAAAATACATCTGGTGCTGGACTTCGTTTAGGAAATGTTGTGTCCTTTAAAGCTGTAGCAGCTGGGGATGAAGTTACAACTACTACTACCATTGGAGATGATTTAAGTTTTGGTATGGTTACAGAAACTATTAATAATAATAATTATGGCAATATTAAAACAGAAGGAAAAACTCTTGATTTATGGGTAAATAACTCAGCTACTTCCATATCTATAGGAGATTATCTTTCTACCTATTCACACGCTTATTACGCTAACAAAGCAGTAGTAGGAGATATGGCTTTTGCTATAGCTTTAGAAGCTCCCACAACTAGCACAGCTCAAATATCAGCCTTATTAGTATCACCAAGAAAAATATGATTATAAAACACCAAAACAAGTATTATACAGTAGAAAAAGAGTTTGATAAACAAGCTCGTCTTAATGAAATTAAACTAGAATTAGACAGATTAAAAGACTGGCAGAAAAACCAAAAAGATAGAATAGATAGTCTATATCAAAGAAAAGTAGAGCAGTTGACTGGAGAACAAAAGGAACTCAATTTACTATAATATAAAAATAAGTTAAAATAAAGATATGGCAATAGATGTAACAAAAGCAGAACAATTATCTAAATCACAACAAACTGCTATTCAAGCTAATTTACCAAAAGCAGGAGAATTATTTTTACTTGATATTGGTGAAGGTGGTCGTGCTTTAGCTACCATTAATAATGGTAATGTTGTTAGATTAGGATTTGATTTTCCTCAAGACTGGCAAGGTAAAACTATAGGTCAATGGCAAAATGAATTTACTAGAGATTATGCTAGTCAATTAGGAGTTGATTTAAATAGTTTAAAACAGCCAAATGTGGCAGACTTAAATCAATTCTATGGTCAAGGAGGTAAATTAACTAATGTAAACCAATTTAAAGGATTATATAGTAATGTATATGGAGGTGCTACACAAGAAGTTCCAACTGGTAATGTACAAACAGAAGGTGGAACAGTAAGTGCTGCTGGACTTCAAAATACATCTCAATCTGGTTTACAAGAAGGAAAAGCATATAAATTCCCTAATGACCCTAAAGTATATAGAGTAGAAAACGGACAGTTAGTTCATATACCAGACGAACAGACTTTTAGAGGTATGTATGGTGGACTTCCTGAATTAGGAACTAATGTAACCGAGCTACAGGGTACAATAGCTGATTATCAAAGTGGTGGTACTACCCCCTCCTCTACTCCAAGTGGAGGTATAAACATACCAGATACTGGCAATCCCTTATTAAACGAAACCCTAAAGACTTTAAATGATTATTTAGCTGAATTACAGAGTAGGGGAGAGGTACTTAACCCTGAGATAGAGATAACCCCTGAAAAAGCAGCTGAGTTTTTAGCTCAAGCTCAATCTGAAATAAACCCATATTATGCTAGTCAGCTTGGTTTAGCTAGAGAAAACTTATTAAGAAATGCTGGTTACACTACAGATAGTATAGCTCAATTTGAAAGTCAATTAGGCAAACAATACGGTCTAGCTCAACGACAAATAGGAGAGAGTGCGGCTGATAGAGGATTTGCTCAATCTGGTATTAGAAAACAAGAGGAAACTCAATTAGCTGAAGATGTCCAAAATAGAATAGACACTAACAGACGAGATTTACAATTTCAATTAGGAAGTTCAGCTAGACAGTTTGCTCAACAGTTTGGTGGAACAGAGGGCTTTCAAACACCAAGTTTAAGTATAGCTTCAGCCCCTAGAGTTACAGGTCAAGGAACACTTGAACAAAGTGGTCAAACACCTTTTGTAGATTTATCAGATTCAGTTTATGACGATATAATAGGTGAACAAGAATATAATCGTAGAGGAGCTGTTAGGTCTAGGTCATCTGAACTAGAAGGTGCTTTTAGAACTAACCAAGCGATAGACCAACAACGACAATTAATACTATAAATATGGCTAGAAATTTTTATAAACAAGACGGAAGTTATTACTACTCTGATACTAATCAGCGTGTATTAAATATTCCCGAATTACAAGAAGCATCTAGAGCTGGTGGAATTGAGATACAGCCACCACAAACACCTCCTGGAGCTGGTAATGTAGAAAGTAATTTAAGTGGGACTACTTATAATCAAGTAAATACTCCAGCACCAACACCTCAAACTTTTGGAAGTGGTGGTACAGATTACGGAAAGTTTGGTATGGCTTTAATGGACTTACTTAAACAGCAACAACAGCTAGGAACTAGAGGTTTTGCTGAACAAGGCTTTAATGCTCAAGAAGCTCAAGCTAATCGTGTTCTGGCTAAAACTCCTGATGAGCTTATAGGGGCCAATCCTAATTTACAAAGCCAAGTAAGGTCGGCTAGTGCTGGAGCTGTAAGCCCAACTATATCTGGTGCTAGGTCATCTCAGCAGACTTTTAGTGAACAAATAGCTGGACTTGGCAATGCTTTAAATCAGGCTCAAGGAATAGGACAGTGGTTACAAGGACTAGAACGCCAAGACAAAGAAGATGCTTTGAATTTAATGTTTAAATTTCCTGAAGCTGTTAAAAATATGGATGATGATGCTAAAAAGAAATTTGCTAAACTGGCTGGGGTTAATGTTGATTTTATAGATGCTATTCCAAATACAGTATCTAATCAAGGACCTTCTATAACAGAACAATTAGCTGCTGCTAAAGCAGGTTATGATATAAAAGATGGACAAATAACACCAAAAACTTATGAAAGCACTGGAACAATTAGCCCTAGTGATAAAACTGGCGGATCAGTTTCTTGGAGGACAAATAATCCAGGTAATATAAAATGGGGTGAATTTGCTAAAAGTTTAGGAGCAGTTGATTCTGGAATACAAGCCACTGATGGTGGAACTTTTGCGTCATTTGAAAGTGAAGACGCTGGTAAAGCTGCTCAAATACAATTATTAAAAACAGCTTATAGTAATCTACCATTAGAACAAGCTATGAAAAGATGGTCTGGTAATGGTTATGGTGCTGATGTAGCTCCTGATTTACCATCCAATATTAAAATAGGAGAATTAAATGACCAACAATTTAATTACTTATTAGATTCAATGAAGACTAGAGAAGGATGGAAAGAAGGAACTGTGGCTGGTGGAAGTCTTGCTGATTTACAACTTCAATCTGATATAGCTCAAATTAGAAATGGATTACTTACTAAAGGAGATGCTACTGATATTAAAGAAAAGTATTTTAATGACCCACAGAAATTACAACAAATAACTGATGCTTTTAATGACCCTAAAACTAAAGCTATTACAGCTACTCAAGCAACTAAATATGATGTACCAAATGATATAACTGGATGGCAACTTGATAACATATTAAAAGCTAGAGAAGCTAATGGTTATGGTAATCAATCATTTCAAGAATTACACGATTCTTCTGGTAATAAAGAATATCAAAATATTATTCAATGGCTTGAAACTAAGGAAGATATGACTAATATTCGTGCTTTAAAACAGGGTGGAGAATATATTAAAACATTATCTCCAGAAGAACAACAAAGAATATTTAATGAATATAGAGATGCTTTTGGAGTAAATAGTGTTCAGGAATTATTAAATGTTGGTGATGTAAACACTGGACCATTTACAGGTAGAACATTAGGAATTAGAGAAACAGCTGTCCCTGGTGCTTCAGATAAAGAAAGAAGACAAATTGCTTTAGATGTTATTTCTGGTAAATATACGATTGATTTTATGAGAGAAATTTCTGGTGTTGCTATTTCACAACAGGAAGCGGCTAGATTACAAAAATTAGTCCCAAATATTAGACTTAATGATAAGAGATTTGTTGAAGCAGCCAAAGATGCCGAAGATGGTATTGAAAGAAATCTATTAGCAGCCGCCAATAAGTTTGGATTTAATACTATTGAAGAATTAGGACAAGCAACTCAATTAACTAGAAATGGTCAATATTGGAATATAGATAATCAGGTTTTAGAAGCCATAGCTAATGGTTCTGAATTAGATTTTTCTCAACAAACTGGACTATCTGATGAAGAAGCCTATCAAGAATACTTAAATATATTAAATCAATAAATATATGGCCTTAACACGAGAACAATTTCAACAGTTAAGAAATAAAGGATTATCTCCACAACAGATAGCTAATTTTGAAGCTGGTAATCAACCTCAATCAACTACACCAACTACACCAACTAAACTACCTCAAACTAAAATAGGGGAAGTTGCCGAAGGAGCTGGTAGAGGGATAATTAAAACATTAAGTGGTATATCTTCATTAGGAGAACGTGGTTTAAAGGCTGTTACTGGTGGAATAGGAGCTTTATTTACAGATAAAACATTTCAAGATGTTAAACAAGATATAAAAGCTCCAACTAGTGCTGAAAGATTAATACCAGAAGAACTAAGAACCAATAAAGGCTTGACTGGTTTGGGTAAGGTTGGTATGGGAGCAGAACAAGTCGCTGAATACTTTATACCAGGAACATCTGCTTTAAAATTAAGTAAGGCTATTAAGGGTGTTTCTACTGGTGCTAAATTAGCTAGATTTGGTGTTAGATCCTTAGCTGAAGCAGGAATTACTGGTGGACAGGCAGCCTTACAAGAAGGCAAGGTAGATGAAAAGGTTGGAAGCATATCATTATTTGGTGGTGTAGCACCTCTTATTGGTAAAACTATTGGTTTAACTTCTAAGGGTATTCCTAAGTTAATGAGATTTATAAGTCCAGTAGATGACGAGGCTTTTAATGTTTTAAAAAATAGGTTTACTGGAGTAAATAAAGCAGTTAAAGAAGGACCAACAGCTCAAAAAACTCTTGATTATACAAGACAAAAAGCTATGGGTTTAAAAGAAAAGTTAAGCAAAGAGTGGAAACAAGGAGTTGGAGCAATAAAAAATGAATTTAAACAACAGCGTATAGATTTCCCAAAACCCATAGTCAATAAAATGACAGCTATAGCTGAACAATATAGAGCATTTGATTTACCAAGAAATATGAAAAGTATAACCGTTGGTAAGGGTTTAGAGGTTTATAATAAATTAAATAGCCTATATGGTCAAAGAGCAGTTAGAGAAAGTGCTGAAGGTGCTATATTAAGAAAATTAAGAACTGACTATCGTAAATTTTTAGTACAAGGTTTTGGTGGAGAAGGTGGAGCAATAGATAACTTGTTAAAAAACTATTCAGCTAAATCAGATATATTTAGTAATATTGATGATTTAGTCAAAGTGTTTGGTAAAAAACCAGTAGAAAGCACCACAGCTGCTAATAGATTACAAGCTATATTTGAAGAAAATAAGTTAGCTTATTTAGATGCAGTAATTCAATTTGAAAAAGAAACAGGAGCAGATGTATTAAGTAGAGTAGCAGCTCAAAAATTTCAACAAATATTACCAAGTGGAATAACTAAAGCTTCTGGTGGGTTACCAACTAAAGCAGATTTACTTCAACGAGTAGTTCAAATTTTAGCCCTTCCTTTAACATCTCCTAGATTAGCTTTAGAAAGAGCAAGGGCTGGGGAAGCTTTAAAACCATTATTAAATAAAACATCTAATATTCCAGGAATAAAACAAACAGGACAAAGAGTATTCGGAGATGAAACTCCTAGATTATCTTCACAATTATGAAGTTACCAATAAAATACAGGCTATATAATAATCGTCTATGGGTAAGATGGGGATTAGATGAAGTATGGAAAGAAGTAAGAACTACTACTAATAAAAAGGTTACCCCTATTACTCAGAATTTTGGAGCAGACTTTGTATGGAATTTAGCTTCTCATCCAGAGTGGAAAGGTAGATGGTTTTATAAAGACATTATAGGTATAGATGGACATAATGGAATAGACTTTGAAGCTCCAACTGGAACTAGACTATATGCTCCTCACGATGGAGTGATTACAGAACTTCTTATCGCTGATGGTTATGGAATAAGATTACAAGGAGCAGAGTATTCATCTATTTTCTATCATCTAAAAGAATTTCATTGTTCCCTTAATCAAGAAGTTAAGCAAGGGGATTTTATAGCCCTCACAGACAACACAGGACGTTATACGACAGCTCCACACCTTCACTGGGGTGTTAAGGGCTTAGATGGTAAATACTTTGACCATAGAGGATTTATAGAAGACCTAGATATAGTAGAGTTCCCATATAAAGAAGGACAATGTTTTCTAGTAAAACCAGATGGACAATTCTATGTTTATGAGAGTGGAGATTTAATTTATTACGACAGCGATAAACAACCCGACCGACATATCCCTATAGTAGATTTCTTTATCAAGAAGAATAAGGAAGGACTACCACCTAACTTTATAAAGGTTTTAGATATAAGTGAATTTAATAAGTTTAATAATTTAATAAAATGATTATGTGGACAAAAATTAAAGGAATTTTAGGCAGTATCAGATTTTGGTTGATAACATTATTTTGGCTATCAACTTATATTGCTAAAGTAGAAGTAGATGGTTTCTTACTATCAGAGTTATTTAATCAAATTGGTTATTGGTTAGGTAGCGTAGCTGGAGTTGGAACAGTTGATCAAATTGCTAAAGCATTGAAAGAAGCTAAATAATCATAGGTCTATTAAACTGCTTCTACTGGAGCAGTTTTTTAGTTATACACAGTTGGGGTATTGCCAAATTAAAAATTAATTGCTATACTTTTAATGAGCTACTATAATATCTGTCAAAATCAGAAAGATGAGCCTTTAGCAAGGTTCCTATCTCCGTTACGGGGCTAGCCTCTTTCTGAGCTAGGACAGTAGGAATCTTGCTAAGGGCTTTTTGTATCTCTAGCTTCCTCTAATCCAATACTTCTAGACTATATTGGATTGGGGGCTAGGAATATAAAAACACCAAATTTATATCAGTCTAGCCAGACCTTCTTACTAGGTAACTAGGGACTATAAATACTAGGGGAAAGTAAGCCAACACGGATACTCCAACCTTTTGCTAATCCAACAATTAAAACTAACAGTTCTATTCCTATAAAGGAATATTGATACAAGCTCCAGTAGTAATAGTGGAGAGGGGAATACAGAGATGTATGTGATACCTAGATACTCCTATTTAGCAAAGGTAGAGCAACGGCTTGGCAAGTTGGCTTAGTAGTTAACTATAGTATACTAGAGTATACAGTAACATTATGAAAGATAAGAAAGTAAATAATAATTGGGAAAATTCTGAATACAGTGATTTAATCAGAATAAAACCAGAAGACAAAGAATACATTAAAACAGTTAAAGGTGATTTATCTATGGCTGGATTTTTACATTTTATAATACAAACTTATAAAGCTAATAATAAATAATATGAGAGAAATAAAATTTAGAGCTTGGGATAAAAGAAATAAGAAGATGTTATTTTTTAATGAAGCGTGGGTTTGTCAAGAATATAGAAGTTTAGCATTTTGGAATAGTGATGAAGATATAGATTATTATAAAGATTTAGAATCTTATAAATTTAGTGAAGATAAAATAAATGATTTAGAATTACAGCAATTCACTGGATTGCTCGACAAGAACGGCAAAGAGATTTATGAGGGGGATATTATAACTGATATAAAATTAAAAACAAAAATTTTATTTACAATAGATTTTGGTTTTGCAACAAAAGATGATGGTTATGGTGTAATTGTTTGGTCGCCAAAAAGTGGAGAGAGTTATAATATAACAAAAGAATTTTGTGAAAGAGGAGAAGTCATCGGCAATGTCTACGAAAATAAAGATTTATTAACTTAAATATATGAACCTAGACATAGAAATAGTAAGAGGCTCTAAAGTCCTCCGTCATAAATCTAACTCTAGTATTAAACTAGCCCTAGAGTGGCTATATCTTACTAAAAGAAAACTAACAGACTTTGATTACATAGAAGTAAGAGTATTTGATACAGTATTTACTACTAGAGGAAAAGAGTATATGCCCAGAGAAGATAAACAGTTTTATACTTTTCAGGAAGCTAGAGAGTTTATAAGTAATTTAGAGTAATATGAAATTAACAAAAGAACAATTAAAATTAATTGAGCTAATGATTAATGATGGCTATATTAATTGTCAAAAACATCCAAACGTTGATTTATGGATTTATAATTATAGTAATAAAACTCAATTTGATAAGATGTGGAATGAAGCTACTATAATGTGTAGAGGTCTTATTTTAGATGGGGATAATAATATAGTAGCTTTACCATTTAAAAAGTTTTTTAATTATGGAGAAGATATTAATTTAAAAATTCCAAACGAAGAACCAATTATAAGTGAAAAAATAGATGGTTCATTAGGTATTTTATATTGGATTAAAGATACCCCATATATTGCTACACGTGGTTCATTTATTTCTGAACAAGCTGTTTGGGCTACTAAATGGTTACATAAATATCTTGAAAATGGTGGAGAATGTATGAATAAAAATGCTACTATGTTATTTGAAATTATTTATCCTGAAAATAGAATAGTTGTTGATTATAATGGATATGAGGGATTAATTCACCTTGCCCAAATAGATTTAAATACTGGTAAGCAAATTATAAATCCTTATATTCCAAAAGGAATTAAATCTGCGAAAATAGTTAAAAATCAAGATTTAGAAACACTTAAGAATATAAAAATAGATAATCAAGAGGGCTTTGTAATTTTTTATCCTAAATCAGAATTAAGATTAAAGGTTAAATTTGAAGAATATGTTAGATTACACAGATTAATTACTGGTGTGAATGAAAGGCGTATTTGGGATATACTTCGTAATAATCAAGATATAAATGAATTGCTTGATAGAGTACCTGATGAATTTTATAATTGGGTTAAAAAAATAATTGATGATTTAAAACACACGTATGCTAGAATTCATAAAGAAGCTATAGCTGTTAGTTTATCAGTCCAAAATTTAGATACAAGAAAAGAACAAGCGGAAATAATTAAAAAATATAAATATCCATCTGTAGTATTTAGTTTATTAGATGGCAAAAATCCTAATCAAATTATTTGGAAACTATTAAAACCAAAATCTAATAAACCATTTAAAATAGAAATATAGAGTAACTACTATATATTAAATAGGTATGTGTATAAGTCTAAAAGTTATCCACTTGACATCATTATTTTATTATGATACACTGGTAATATGAGTAATAAAAAAGAAATAATTGAATTAAGAAGAAATGGAGCTACATATCAAGAAATAGCTGATAAATATAGTATTTCCCGTCAAAGAGTACATCAGATTATTACTGGTTATAAATCTCCAGCTACTTTAGAAAAATTAATACAATCTAGAATTAGAGAAGAAAGAGCAATGCAAAAAATCAATCAGTTATTAAGAGAAAAAATAAATTTAAACATTAAATATCCTAATAATAAAAATATAACTCATTTAACTGGTATGGAGTCTGGTAGTAGAGATAGAAATAGGGAATTAGTAAGGATTAGAGATAAATATACTTGTCAAATATGTGGTAAAGTTTGGCAAAAAGGGAAAAGAAGATTTGATGTTCATCATTTAGACGAAGATAAAAACAAAACAAGACAAATAGATAACTTATTAGAAGAATCAAAAAATATGATTACATTATGTCATTCTTGCCATCTTAATTTGCCAGGACACAAACTATCAATGAAAAAAGCTAAAAATAAATCTTATGAATAAATTTAAAACCTATAAAGTATTTGAAAAATCTGAAAAAGTTATTATTGATGAAACAATTAAAAGAATATCTGCTACTGGTAGACATCAAACAAAACAAGGAGTATTAAACGATATGCTATTAGAATATCCAGTAATGCTTAAAAGATTAAAAGACTTACAAAAATAATATGGAAAAAACAATAACAATACAAGTAAGTGAGAAAGGTAGCGATAAAGCACCCATTATCCGTAATTATCAAATAGACCCAGAAGACATAGATGTATTTGATATAGACCTATTTGATATGATTAAGACTTTATTAGATGAAAAGGAGGAATTTTAATATGGCAGTATCATTTAAACAAAGAGGCTACATAGCTCACGCTCTAAAAGTAAATAGAAATATGTACCCAGAGCTAAAAGCAATGTTCCCTCCTAAAGTAGAAAATGGAGCAGATATTTCTATAGCAGAACTAGAAGTTAAGGTAAGTAAGCTAGACCCTATGTCTGTATCAGATGTTATATCTATGTTAGAAGATGACTTAATTTTAGAAGGCTTTAATCAACTTAACTATTTAATAAATAATAACTAAAAAAATATGGCAAACTTAAATCAAGGAAAACAAGTAGGAGAACCTTGTGCCTACTGTCAGCAACCATTAGAGCAAGGTAAATTCGGGGCTTATTGTAAGCCTTGTTATCAGAAGTATAAAAACAGCCAACAAGCTACACCTCAACCACAATATGTAAAACAACAAGATAAACCAGATTGGGAAGCTATTTCAAGAGGTAAAGTAAGACACGGAATAGTTTGTGCTATGCTACAAAATGGTAAAAGTTATGACGACATAGCTACTCAATTACTAAGATTTGAACAGCTTATTATGAACGGAGTAACAACCACTGGTAGAAATCCTAATGCTGAACAAAACTTTGTAGATGAAATGGAAGAGCTTAATAACCTTATGTAATATGACCTGTGAAAAATACATTTTAGAGCAACTAGAAAACAGACCAAACGGATTAGCTGGTGGTACCTTAGAGGACAATGTCAGAGATTTAGCTGGTTATAAGTCCTCTACTGTATCACGAATAGCTAGAAGTATGGCAGAAGATAGGAAGATACAAAGAGGTGAATTTCTAGTAAATGGTAAGAAGTGTGTATTTTATAGGCATTTAAAGTTTAAATAACTAACATAAAAATATGTTTACAAAAAGAAAAATAAAAGGCAATACCTCCCACGCTAAAAATGGGGAGTTTGCTAAAAGCGATTACAAGATTACTTTAAGAAGAAAGAGATTGAGTAAGATACTAATACTAGAGATAGCTGTTTTAACAACACTGTTCATAATATTAGCCGATTTAGCAGCTCAAAAGGTTTTTACAGCTATTTATCCCATAAACCACGTAGAAGCCTCTTATACGCCAAATTTGAGCCTTGAGGAGCATATCTGTGAGGCTACCAATGGTGAGAATTGTGAAGTATTAGTAAATTTGGCTAAATGTGAAAGTTCCCTAAACAAAGAAGCTGTCAATGTAAATACTAACGGAACTTATGACGCTGGACTTTTCCAGATTAATAGTATTCACAAAGACATAAGTTTAAGTCAAAAATTAGATGTTTATGCTTCTGCTCGTTGGTCAAACGAACAAATTAAAAAAGGTAACGGACACATTTGGGTCTGTTGGAAAAAAATATAAATATGAAACAAGAACTTTTACAGCTTCCTGCTACCATAAGCAAGGTAAGCTCAATGGCTAACAAAGTATTAAGATTACAGATAGACACAAACGAGAATTTAAGTGAAGAGCAAATGGCTAAGATTATGTCTAAGTATGATAAATTCGGATACTTTTGCTTCTTAGAGGACACCAGAATAAAGGAAGATGATGTTATAGATTTGCCACCTTTACCAAAAGACGAAGCAGATCAGAAATCCCCTAGTCAAAGGCTAAGAGCTAGAATGTTTGTCTATTACAAAGAAACTCATACAGAAGATAAATTCAATGAATGGTATGCTGATACGCTTAATAAAATAGGCGAACAATACTTACAAAAACTTGATGCTCCAATAGAATAAATTAAATTTTAATCCCTATGCAAGATTTAAATTTAGAATGGAAACCAGACGAAACAATGAGGATATGTCGTACTCCTGATTGTGGTGAAATATTAGAAGGCAAACAGATTTACTGTAAAAAGTGTTATAGATGGCGTAAGTTAAAATCTATACAAAAGGCTAATAAGAAAAGATCTATGGAACCAGAAACCTTTCCTACTTGGAAATGCGACCAATGTAATGAGGTATTACAGTTAGACTTTAACCCTGCTGGTATTAGTTATAGGAATATAAAGTTTGATAAATTCAAAGCTAAACATTATTCAAAGTGTAAAAATGTATTACCAAAAAAAGAAATGGACAACCGCTCAGAAGGCTACGTACAAGGACAATCTCTATGATTCCAAATTTGAGGCAAGTTATGCGGCGGATCTGGATTTACTTGTAAGAGCTAAGAAAGTTAAATCTTGGGAAAGACAGGTTAAGATACCTTTAGAGATAAATGGATTTCATATCTGTAATTACTATATAGACTTTATTGTTTATCATACTGACGGAACTATTGAATATACAGAAGCCAAGGGATGGCCTTCTCCCATTTGGAAACTGAAATGGAAGATGTTTGAAGCTCTTTATTCAGAGAAACCAGATGTTAAATTAACAGTCGTTCAACAAGGTAATTTTAAAATGCCTCACGCAAAGAAGAATAAGCAAATTAAAGGAATAGCAAAATTAAAAAAATAGTTCATTAGAGAATCCTAAGCCTGCCAAATTGCTTGGGGATTCTCACAGGGATACTGGTTTTCTAGCAAGGGTTCTAGTATCTCTATGAGAGTTAAATAATTAGAATATAAAGTGTATGGAAACAGTGCAAGAAGAATTAGGTTCAGTAATAACTGGATAACTCCCAATAACTTGGGATTTATCAAGAGTGTGGGTAGTGGCGGAATAGCTAACCGTCAATATAGTAAGAAATAAACTTGCCCAATAGGGACAACGCAGAAAAGAGACTGTTACTTACCTACCTACACTCCTGATAGATTAGTTTATTGCTTACAGGCGGGAAGTTGTGTGCAAGCTACGCCAACAGATTAGTAAAACTAGTTAAGTCTAATCACCGCCTGTAAAGAATAAATTAAATAATATATAATTACTATGAAGATAACAAAAATAACAAAAGAGTATTATGAGGTAGACGGAGAGAAAGTTTACTTCCTTGAGCCATTAGAAAAGGTCATATCCATAAAAGAATTGCAGAAAATTATGGATACGGCAGAAGAGTTAGTTAATAAATTAAGAGGAAAAATATGAAACTATACGAACTACAACAAACATTTGACGAGATGACGGCTCAATTAAAAGAATTGGATAATTGTGTTTCGCCAGATAAAAATAGCGAGCAATATAAAATGCTCTGGGACGATAGGGCGGAGATTAAAGGTCGGCTAACTGCATTGTTAAAAACAAAAACAGCTTGTTGCGAAAGACCGTTTGCAGCAGAGGGATTAACATACTGTTCCAACTGCGGTGGTGATGGCAGGGGAATAGTTAAAACTTACTAATATGAACGACAAAATAACACAAAAGTGGAAAGATGAGACCATCAAGCAAGCAGGGGCGTTAGCCGAGAGAGAGAAAGCAAATAATATACCCGCTGTTTCAAGAAGGGAAATTTATAGAAATACCTGCGAAATGATGTATGACCATTATTCAATTCTTCATATAGTTGATATTGAAACTGCTCTCGGAATTATTCGGGGGGTATTAGAAGATAAAAAAATATGAAAACAATATCTAAAAAAGACTTAATGGAGTTTTTGAGAGAGGAAAAGAAAGCCAGTATTGCCAATAAACAATACTCAAAAGAAAGTTCAGTTAATAAAGCCTACTATGAAGGTATGGTTTTGGCTCAAAATAGAACCATTGAGTTCATTAAAAAAATGTTGAGAAACTATGAAATATAAAACAATTTTAGCAGACCCCCCTTGGAACTTGGGAGAGATGAGAATGAAGAAGGCAAGACCAAAAGCTATGTTGCCCTATCCTAAGATGAAAACAGAGGCTATATGTGCCTTACCAGTGGCTGGACTTGCTGACGATAACTGCAATCTATTCCTTTGGACGACACACACTTTTTTGCCTGATGCCTTTGAAGTTATGAAGGCGTGGGGATTTCGCTATCATTGTTTGCTTACTTGGGATAAAACTAATGGTATCCCTTGCTGGGGATTTAAAAGAAAAACAGAATTTGTTTTATACGGCTATAAAGGAAAAATTACAGTCAATCAAACAGGGAAATTTATTCATACATTGTTCACCGAAAAGCTAACAGAACATTCTAAAAAACCAAACATTTTCTATGAGATTTTAGAAAGCAATACGCCAGAACCGAGAATAGAATTATTTGCCAGAAATAAAAGAGACGGCTGGGATGTCTGGGGTAACGAAGTAGAAAGTGACATATCCCTATGAAAATATACAAAATAACAGAAGCAAGTGCGTATCTCGGGATAAGTATAAATTCATTAAAGACGCTTGCCAACAACAACAAAATAAATTCTTTCAAAACAGACGGAGAGCATAGGCGTTTTCGGGAAGATGATTTGGACACCTATATGGGAGTTAAGAAAGAAAAACAAGAACGGCTAACTGTTATTTATGCCAGATGTTCTACCGCCAAACAGAAAGAAAACCTTGAAAGGCAGAAAGACAGACTAAGAAAACACGCCGAAGAAAAGGGATACAAGTATTTAATGATAGACGAAATTGCAAGCGGAATAAACGAGAAACGGAAAGGGATACACAAGTTAATCAAGATGTGTTTTGAGGGAAAGGTTGAACGGATTTTAATCGAATATAAAGATAGACTGGCAAGATTTGGCTACGAGTATCTGGACGCAATTTTTAGGAATTTAGAGATAATTGTTGAGATAGTGGAAATTAAAGAAAAGAAGTATGAAGAGGAATTAGCAGAGGATATTATGAAGATTCTTACTTGCTACTCTGCCCGATATTACGGGGCGAGAGGCGGTCGAAAGAAGAAAATTGAACCAGTTAAAGAACCCAACGAATCTAATGGAATTTAAAAAGGAGGTTATATGAGTATAGATTATCCAATTTTTGCTAAAAAGAATGATGCTTGTTTATTTTTTGAAGATAAGGGTGGAAATTGGGAAGTGAAAAAAGTATTAATAACATTTGAAGATTAACCAAATAAATTATGACAGATAAAAAAGTAATTGAGAAGTTTAAGAAGAAATTTGAAGAACAAAAATTTACCAACAAAAATGGTTATCCTATTCCTGAAAAAATTGAACAATTCATCTTAACCACCCTTAAACAATATCAGGAAGAGTTAGTGAAACAATTAGAAATAGAAAATACTGGTGCTAAGATTTATCGTGAAGGACTTTCTTTAGCAATAGAAATAATTAAAAAGAAATAGTTTCTTACTTACTGGGACAAAGACCGAAGATATTGCCTGCAGGTCTGGCTTCTGAAAATTAGAGAGGTGTAATGCTAGTCATTACATCTAAGCCCTATACCGTAAAATATCGGGACGGCATACGCCGAGGCTAGGAAGCCCCCAGCGAATAGGAAAATATACAATTAAATATCAAAAACCTTAAAATATAAGGGATTTATTAATTAAAAATATACAATATGGAAAAGATTAACTTAATAGAAGAGGACTTTTCGGCAAAAGAAATTGCCGTTGAATGTATGAATAAAATCAATGAAATTATTGATTGGGTAAATGAAGTAGACGCAGTTAGGTTAGCTAATGCTTTTGGTAATCATTTAGAAGGTAAAGACCGCCTACAAACCTTAGAGGATAAGATTGACTCTATAGTTTCAGCTATTAAGTGTCTTAAAAATGATAATGAATTTAATAACAAAAGGATTGAGTTTATAATTAAGAATAGTAAAGCTCCAACTCAATATGATGATTATAATACTGTATCACTCCAAGACCTTTGGGATGAAGAGAATGATAAATTAATTGCTGAAAAATTAGACAATAGTTTTGAGGGGAAGTATACAGTTGAACCCATTGTAAAAGAATGTGATTGTAATGGTGAACCTTGCCAGTGTAAACCTTATGAACCGACTGTAAAAGATGCAAAGAAAACTTTAGATAAAATAAATGAATCTATCAAAAAACAAATGGGTGAATACTATCCAGAAGAAGCTAAAATGGGTGAGCCGACTGTAAAAGAACCTCTATGCCCTCACGGCTATCCTTATAATTGTCCAGCCTGTATTAAAGATATAGAGATTGAAGAAATAATTGAGGAGTTTCATAAAGAGTACTATGTTCTTGATAGACCAAAATTTGAATCTTGGCTAAGAGATAAGTTAAATAGTTTAAAATAATATGTCAATAATATACAAAAGTAAAAGAATAGGAAAAAACGGAAAACCATTTTGGCTTTACAAATTCCGTACTTTAATGGATAATATAGATAAGACTAGCTCTTTTGCTCAACAAGACCAGTATGTAAAATTTGGGAAGTTTCTTCGTAAGACTAAAATAGACGAATTACCTCAGCTTATTAATTGGATTAAAGGTGATATTAATTTCTTTGGTTATCGTCCAGAAGAAGAACGAGCTTGGAACATTTTGCCTTCTGAAATAAGAGAAATATTATCTAAAAATAAACCAGGTATTATAGATCTTAGTTCACTTCACTTTTATGATGAAGAAACCTTATTACAAGTAGGAGATGCTAATAAAACTTACTGGGAAGTTATAAGACCAATGAAACTTACTTTACAGATGTTTTACTCTGAAAATAGATGTTGGATTTTAAACCTCGCTATTATTTATATATATTTTCGTAAAGCTTTAAAATCACTATGGAAAAAGTAAAACAAATACAAAAAGATATTTTAATTGCTAGTTACGAAGCAGGCGCTTGTCATTTGGGGTCTGCTTTAAGTTGTGTAGATATTTTACACGACCTTTTTTATATCCAAAAAATAAAACCAGAACAATTTTTATTTGCTAAAGCCAGTGGAGTAGCCTGCTACTACGCTATCCTTGCTGATTTAGGGTATTTTCCTAAAGACAAGCTAGGTGAATATCTAAAACAGTATCCTTTGCCTTCTAAAGAAGTTGCTGGAATCCAACACTCCTTTGGAAGTTTAGGCCACGGATTAAGTGTAGCTACTGGACTGGCTTTATCAGATAGAAATAGAGATATATATGTTCTACTTTCAGATGGAGAGTGTCAGGAAGGTTCTACCTTAGAAGCAGTAGCTTTTATAGGGCATCATAATCTTACTAATCTTCACGTCATAGTAGACAACAATAAAATACAGGCATTAGGGCATACTAGAGATATAATAAAAATGGATACTATTTGGAATTATATGGAAAACAACTTACCTAACTGTAAGATAGTAAATACAGTCAAGGGTCAGGGGATAGATTTTATGGAAGACTCAGCTGACTGGCACTACAAGAACCTAACTAAAGAACTTTTAGATAAAGCATTATGCCAGATTTAAGAAAAGACTTTTTTGAAATAATGTGTGAACTAGCTGAAAAGGACAAGGACATTATAGTTCTTGTCGGAGATTTAGGTTATAACTTTTATGAGGATTTTGCTAAAAGATTTCCTGAACAGTTTATTAACGCAGGATGTGCAGAGCAAAATATGATAGGAGTAGCTGCAGGACTTGCTCTCGGAGGGAAAAAACCTTTCGTTTACTCTGGGAGCATTTTCTTGGCTAGTAGAGGCCACGAGTTTATACGAGATGATGTAGCTTATGCCAATCTTAATGTAAAGTTGGTAGGAACAGGTGCTAGTGGATTTTTAGGTCATACCCATAACTGGCAAGGAACAGAGAACGAACTTGATTTGCTTAAGAACCTACCTAATTTACAAATATCTTTTCCAAAAGATAAAGAAGAATTAAAGAAAGCCCTAATCAACGAAGGAGCAAGTTATATAAGAATATGAGAAGACTAATATACCAACACAAAAACAGTCCAGAAGCCTATAACAAAATATACGAAGAACGTCAGGGCAAGGTAGACTGGCAAGATATTCGTAGACAGAAGGCTATGCTTAAATATTTTAATGGTGGCCCTATCTTAGATATAGGTTGCCTTGACTCCAGTGTACCTGATATTCTTATAGAATTGCGATTAGAGGGTATTATAAGCTATTTAGGTACTGATACAGCCACAGAGGCTATAAGGCATCAAAATGAGCTATTTTATGACGATAAAGGGGTAAATTTTATAGTAGATGATATATTCAATACTAAAATAGATAGACAATTTGATTATGTTTTACTAGGAGAAGTTTTAGAACATTTAGAAGAACCAGATAAGGCTGTACATCAAGCTATGAGATTAGTTAAGTCTAATGGTTATCTAGTAATATCTGTTCCCTATGAAGAATACAAGGAGTTTGGAGCAGTTGATAAAGACAGACATATTTGGAGTTTTGATAAAAAAGACTTTGAATTTCTAAAACAATACGGAAAAGTAAAGTTTAAAGTATTAGGTAGTCAATATTTTCCTTATAAATATTGCTGGCCACAATTAATAATTTACATAAAAAAATATGATTGATTTTATAAATAGTTCTTATAGACGTTATTATAGCGAACACCGAGAAGAAATTTTAGACGCAATAGATAGGTGTTTTAAAGGTGGCGATTTCATCTTAAGAAAAGATGTAGAAGAGTTTGAGCAGAAACTTTGTGCTTTCACTGGGGCTAAGTATGCTGTTGGTGTGAACTCAGGAACAGATGCTCTTAAACTTTCATATAAAGCAATGGGTATTAAGCCAGGAGACGAGGTTATTACAGTATCTCATACCTTCATAGCTCCCATAGAAGAAATTGTTCATCACGGTGGAATACCTATTTTAATAGATGTTGGAGAAGACGGACTTATGAACGTAGATGAGATAGAAAGTGCTATCAGTCCCCAGACAGTAGGCATAGTGCCAGTCCACTTATCTGGCAAGGTCTGTGATATGAAACGAATAAACGAGATAGCCGAGAAGCACGGACTTTGGGTAGTAGAAGATGCCTGTCAGGCTTTAGGAGCTAAATTAGATGGTAAAAGTGCTGGAACAATGGGTAATACAGGATGTTTTTCCTTTATCAGTCCTAAGACTTTAGGTGGTGCTGGAGATAATGGAGGTATTATAACTAACGATTTTGAAACTTATCAGAGACTTCTATTACTAAGAAATCATTGGAACATAACTCAGGGAGCTTTACACGGACTTAATATTCCTCAACCAGAGGTAATGGACTGGGGTTATAACTCAAGAATGGATAATATTCAAGCTGCTATTTTAAATATAAAATGGAAATACTACCCAGAAATGTTAAAGAGACGAAAAGAGATAGGTGAGATGTATAACGAAGGACTTAAAGATTTACCTATTCTTCTTCCAACCTCACAACCAGAACAAATCTATCAGGAGTATATCATCCGAGTTAAAAACAGAGAAAAGTTTATGAAGCATATGGTAGATAACGGAATAGAGCTGTTAGTAAGAGATACTATTCCTAATCATAAGCAAAGGGGTTTAAAGTTAGACCATTTTGATTTACCAGTTACTGAAGAAATGGCCACTGATAATGTTCGTATTCCTTGTTATCCAGAACTTGAGGATGAAGAGGTAGCAGAGATAATAAAAGTTGTAAAATCATTTTACAAGTAATTTAAAATAAGTTATAATTATTCTATGAAAAATGAAAGAATACTAATCACAGGTGGAGCTGGTAGTATTGGATCTGAACTAGCTAAGCAACTAAACAAAGAAAATCAAGTATTTATACTAGATATTAACGAGACTGAATTATTTAACCTTATTGAATCAGAAAAGATGAATGGTGTAGTTGGCGATGTCAGAGACAAGGAAGTATTAGAAGAAATATTTGCTAGATTTCAACCAGCCTATGTGTTTCACTGTGCTGCTTTAAAGCACGTTACACCTTCAGCTTGGACACCTAAAATATATATAGATACCAATATTGGTGGAACTATAAATGTGCTAGAATTAGCCAAGAAATATGGTGTTAAGATGATTAATATATCTACTGATAAGGTAGTTAATCCTGAATCTATTATGGGGGCTACTAAGAAAGTAGCCGAGTTGGCTGTTAAAAACGATAAAGAAGTATCAGTAAGATTTGGAAATGTATTAGGTTCTAGAGGTTCTTTACTTGAAATATGGAATAGACAAATGAAAGAAGGCAAACCTTTGACTGTTACTGATTCTAGAATGGAACGATATTTTATGGAAATACCAGATGCTTGTGAGCTTTTAATTGAAGCAGCAGAGGTAGGAGAAGGAGGCCAAATTCTTATAATGGATATGGGTGAACCTGTTAATATATTAGAACTTGCCAAAGAGATTATAACTAAAAAGAAATATGGTTTAGAGCCAGAAATTATAGGAGCTAGACCAGGAGAGAAATTAAGTGAAGACTTAATGACTACTACTGAAAAAGAGTTAGCAGTCAAGAAAGATAAATTTTATATAATTAATTAATATGTATGAGAAAAAAAGAAAGCCCAAAGGCTATTAAAAACGTAATAAAAAAAGTTGTTAAAGAACAAAAAAAAGTTGTTAACAAACTAGAAGATATTAAATACTGGCAGAAAAGACCAGCAGATGATACTCGTAAAGACTGGCGTTTAGACAGGGATACTGACTGGGTAAGTGAATATTGGGGAAGCCAAGCACATCCTCATAGGTCATTAATCACCGAAGCTCTTGTAAGAATAGGCGATTTTGGTAGTTTGTTAGAAGTTGGTTGTAATTGTGGTCCTAACTTACAGCAAATTAGAAACAAATATCCTAAAACTAAACTTTATGGTATAGATGCTAGTCCAGTAGCAGTAGAAAAAGGACAAAGATTATTTGGAACAGAGATTCAATTAGGCACAGCTGATAAACTTCCAGTAGATGTGGATGTTATATTATCTGATGCTGTTTTAATTTATGCTGAGCCAGATTATTTTAAGAAGATAGCAGAAGAATTTAGTAAGAAAGCTAAGAAAGCTATTATTTTAGTTGAGTGGTATGATGAATCTAAGACTGGTGTTGAGAAAGATGGACACTGGGCTAGAGATTATCAATTTAAAGGTTTTGAGTTAAAAGATAAAATTAAAATAACAGAACAACAATGGCCAAACAAGGCTTGGAGTCAAAATGGATACGTATTCGTGTTTCTTCGTCAATAGCTAATTTTAAAGATAAAGCAGAACGTAGATTAAGTTACGAGGGAGATTATACGTTATTTCTTGGGTTGTATCACTGGATAGACTATCTAAAGTTTTTACTAACTTTAGGTAAAAAACGAGTATTATGGTGTGGTTCAGATATATTAAACTTAAATAAGTTTTGGGCGTTCATTTTAAAACTTACTAAAGCAGAACACATCTGTGAGAATCAGGTAGAACAAGGTGTTTTATCGGGATTTGGTATTGAGCCTAGAGTCCAACCAGTTCTTTTGACTAACCCCAAGAGATATAAGAGATGTTTTAGACCTAGTAAATACCCAGAAGTGTTTGTTAATTGCCACGAGGGTAGAACAAAGGAGTATGGATTAGAAACTATAATTAAGATAGCTCCTAAGCTACCTGAAGTATTGTTTCATATTTATGGAATAGAACCTTACGATCCGTTTCTTCCTAATAACATAGTATTTCACGGTAAAGTTAGTGAAAGTGAGTTTGATAAGGATATTAAGCAGTATCAAGGAGCATTACGCCTTAACTTATTTGACGGATTTGGAGAGGTATTAGCTAAGTCTATACTTATGGGACAATATCCTATATCTAAGATTCAATATCCAGGTATTACATCTTATGTTAATGAAAACGACTTAATAACTAAAATAAGAGCATTAAAATATAAAAAGAAACCTAATCCACAAGCAGATTTATGGAGAACATTACTCAGCAAGAAAATATAAATTTACATCTGATATATACTCCTTTTACTGGTGTAGGTCTACACGGAGGATATAGGGGAGATGAATGGTTTTCTAATCGTATAGATGTATTTAAAAATAATACTCTTAAGAGTTTATTAAATCAGACTAGCAAGAATTTTGTTCATTGGATTTCATTTAGACCAGAAGAACGTGGACATCCTTTAGTGGTAGAATTGGCTAAGTATTTAGATTCATTTGATAGTTATAAGTATATATTTACTTTTAACGGACTAATGTATCACGATGATAAGTTTACCAACTATACTTTAAAGACTAGATTTAAGAATTTTTTACAGATGTATCACGATAATCTTAAACAGAATCCGTTTAAGTTACTCAAGTTAGTATGGGAAAATAAGAATAAGACTCTAGTTCCACGAATATATAGTTCTTTAATAGATATAGCTAAGTACATAGGTACTAATTATAAATGGATATATCTTACTAGGATAGATTCAGACGATATGTTAGCTAGTGATGCTGTTGATTTAATACAGAAACAGAACCCAGAGTGGAAAAGAGCTTTAGTATTTAAGAACGGATATATATATAACTGTAAAACTGGACAAGTAGCAGAGTGGCTACCACCAACTAATCCTCCTTTTCATACTATAATATTTCCAGCTTCTACTTTCTTTGATTCTCAGGCTCATTATGAATATTATGACGACTTTAAAAGCCACGAAGATACTACTAGAGTATTTAATCCTATAGTATTACCAGATTATAAGTATATGGTTGCTTATCACGGTAGAGGTCATATATCTACAGCTTGGGAATCTCCAGTCATAAAGAAAATTCATCACAGAATAAAATATAAGAGAATAAATCCTTTTATTGGTAAAATCTTATCTAGCGAAATAAAGAAAGATTTTGGAATATGGGGACAAAAAATTGTATGACACATTTAGTAATAGGAAAAGGAGAAGTGGGTAAAGCAATAGCTAAAATATTTAAAGCTGATACCTTTGATATTAAAAATGGAGGTATGGAAGACGGACATTATGATGTATTACACATTTGCTTTCCTTATTCAGAAACATTTATCTTAGATGTAAAGAAGTATGATAGAATTTATAGTCC